AGCTGGGCGGGGTGCCGGAGGGGCTGGAGATCACATTCCCGCCTTTGTGGACGCCTAAGGCGGACGAGCTGGCGAACATCGCAAAGGCCAAAACCGAGACTGTCATTACGGCCTTCCAGTCCGGCCTGCTCACCGCCGGCGCCGCCCAGATGGAGCTGAAAAAGCTGGCAAAAGAAACGGGGCTGTTCGACGCGATCTCCGACGAAGAGATCGCGGCCAACAAGGGCAGGACCTATCAGGACGTGACCGCCCTGCGGGATCCGTTGATTGGGCTGGGGTTTGAGACGGAGACCGCCGGCAGCCTGACGGTGGACTACAATCCCTACCACGACCCCAGCAACGGGCGCTTTACCACCGGCGGCGGCGGTGGTAAAATAGGAAAGACCAAATACGCGCCGTCGCCGCAGCGGAATCATGAAGGGATTCAGCTCAAGCCAAAGACCTACTCCAGATTGTGCGGGACATTGGGAACGCAGTATCCGAATTTGCCGGAAGGTGCAGTCCGACAAATTCGGGACGGTCAAAGGGTATACACCGTCAAAGCGGATGGCTATGGCGGTATGAGCGTGATGCGAATCAAGCAAATCAGGTAGGAGGCAGTGACTGTGGAGAAGAAGCTGAGAAAATTTCTGGAACAGTACATTGGTCGCGGCACGCAGAAAAATGATATCGTTACTCAGGAGGCTGTAGACCTTCTCATATTAACTGCGCAGGATGACCACATCGAACAGGAAATTATCGACTACGGTACGGCCAACCCGGACGCTCCGTTTTGGGATTTCCTGAATTTTATCAAACCCGGCCTGCACGGCGTCACCCAGGAGGAGCTTTTGGCTGAGGACGAGGAGGACTGAATGCCGTCCCTGAACCGGGGCCCCGCCAACAAGGAGCAGGAAAAGCTGATCGCCCTGTTTCTTCAAGCGGAGACGGACATCATCAATGAAATTGGGCGGCTGCGCTCCACGGGGAACGTGGATTACCACGCCCAGGCCGCCCTGGACCGCATCCAGCGGACGCTGTACGGCCTGGAAACCGAGTCCTGGAAGTACGTCCCGCTGATGATAGAACACGAGTTTTACGTCAACCATCCGGAGGCCCGGCGCATCCCGGAGACTGTGGAAAAGCACGCGGCCGGGTACGCCAATGCCGCCGTCCTGACGGCGGAGCAGCACGCCGTGATAGACCTGCTGGTCACGAACCTGATGGGGGAAATCACGGAGGCCAACGTGACGGCCCTGCGAGGGCTGGAGAATGCGCTGCTGGGCCGGACGGAGGCGGACCCGCTCCGGCGCGTGGGGCTGGAGTGGACGGCCCGGATGGAGGCTCAGGGGGCTGGGGCATACAGGATGCTCCCGGGCTTTGTGGAGGCCCTGCGCCGGGACGGCGTGACGGCTTTTGTCGATAAAGCGGGGCGCAAGTGGAGCCTGCACACCTACGGGGCCATGGTCCTGCGCACCACGTCGCGGCAGGCGTCCAATCTGGCCGCCCTTACCGCAGATCCGGGCCATGACCTGTACCAAATCAGCAGCCACGCCACCAGCTGCCCCCTCTGCGCCCCCTACGAGGGCCGGGTTTATTCCAAAAGCGGCACGGACCCGGATTTTCCGCCCCTGGCGGCGGCGTTCGGCAAGATGGACGCGGCCGGGCCGGATACGCTGGCCAACACCTGGCTGAACATTCACCCCAACTGCCTGCATGTGCTGCTTCCATGGACCGATGCGGGGCGTACGCCGGAGGAAATTCAGGCAATCAAGGATTTCTCCAGCCCCGAGAAAAACCCCTTCGACCGGGATCCCCGGACCCAGGAGCAGATTGAGGCGTACCGGCGGAAGGAGCAGGGGCGGCGTAAATGGCTGGCCGATTACCGCCAGTGGGAGCGCTATCGTGTGACCCTAGGCGACAAGTGCCCACGGTCCTTCCAGACCTTCCTGCGGCATAAGCAGGCGGGGGATGAGAAGTACCAGAAGTGGCTGGAGGAGTACCGGCAGGCAAATTTCCTTGCAAAGTACGGGAAAGTGCGGTATCATGAGGACGGAACCGTTGTGGTGACGGATACATGGACCATTCACAGGTCTATTCCAGCTATTTATCGTCCGAACGCGGTGATAGAAACGCAGTTTCCGAGTAGACAGGTTGACCGAATATTTTATGACGAAGATGGAAAGATGGTCCTACAGATACATAGCGGCGATCACGGATTTCCTAAACGGCATCCATTTGGCCAACACGGAGAGCATCAGCATCAGATAACCTGGGATGAAAGCCACATGACGGTGCAGCCCGGAAAAGAGCTAGAAGAAAAGGTTTGGTTTGAGAATAGGGATATCTTGGGGGATGATTAGATGACAGTTGAAGAGTTTAGGGATATCATTCGCTACAACGAGCCCTATTTTCTGTACCATGGAAAAACGTATAGTATTTGCCGCCCAGATGATATGTTCTACGCCAGATGTGATGATTGGCCTGCTGATCAAGACCTTGCTTTTCAGAATGTGGATGACTTGCTGGAGCATTGGATGATTGAAGGCAGACCGCTTAAAGATGTTTTGCCGGAGACTAAGTTATGACTGAGGATATAATCCGCGCCATTGAGGCTGCGCTGAAGAAAGGTTTGCGGGTGGAGCTGACGCTGAACAGGGACGGGACAGTTACGGTCCGCACGGTGGTCCGGCAGACCCTCAAGCCTTGACAAAACGAAATCGGGCGGTTATACTGAGCATGGAAAGGGCGCTGCCGGCAGACGGCTGGCCCCTCAGTTGGTTACAGGAGTAACCGCCTTGGTTTGGAGCCTGGGGCGGTTACTTCTTTTTGTACGCCTGAAGAAACAGGCCGCAAATGCCGATGATAACCAAACAAAGCTGTAACACTTCGGATGTACTCATGGCATCCCCCTCCTTTCACCGGAGGGGGCAAGAAGTCCCCTCCGGGACGGAGGGGCCAACCGCCTACCGCATACTGGCAGCGCCGCTGACAGAATAACACAGAATCCGGCACAAATCAATAGTGTACCCACGCCCGAAACGGCGGGCGGGAAGGACCAATCGGGGTCAACTGCTGAGAAATTCTCGGCGGTTGGCCTCTTTTTCTTTTGCGAGGTGATGCAGTTTGCTTGCGTATTACGGGACCCGGCTGAGCCCCCACATGGACAAGACCCCGGAGGGCTATCTCATCTGCCGGGACGTGCCCATCGCCCGGACGGGGACGCAGGTCTACGCGGCGGGAGAGCTGGGCCTTGACGGGGATCCGGGCCGGGCCGTGACGGTGGAGCGGCACCCGGAGGACGTGTTTGAGCCGGAGGCAATGGCCAGCTTTGAGGGCAAGGACGTGACGGCGGGGCACCCGCCGGAGCAGGTGGGGCCGGAGAACCATGCGCACTACTCCAAGGGCCATGTGCAGCGGGTCCGGCGGGACGGGGATAAGCTGGCGGCGGATCTGCTCATCAAGGACGCCGCTCTCATCTCCGACGTGGAGAACGGGGTGCTGCGGGAGGTCTCCTGCGGATACCTGTGCGAATACGTCCCGGAGGGGGATGGATTCAGGCAGAGGCACATCAGAGGCAATCACGTGGCGGTTGTGCCGAGGGGCAGGGCCGGGCACGAGGTAGCGATACAGGACGCCGCCGGAACGGCGGAGAAAGGCAGGAAGTGCATGGGAAAATTCGCGGAAGCCATTCTGACCGCCCTCGGCATGGCGGCGAAGGAGGCGGAGGACGAGGAGCAGGTAAAGGCCCTGGCCGCAAAGGCGGCTATGGCGCTGGACGCGGCCCCGGAGGACAAGTCCCAGGAGGGCGGCAAGCCGGAGGAAACGCCCGCCGGGGACGCCTGCGGGGCGCAGGACGAGATGGTGGAGAAGGCTCCAAATGGGGACGATCTCGGGAGTAAGCTGGACAAGGTGATTGCCATGTTGGCGGGGCTGGAGAAGAAGAACGACAGGGAGGAAAAGGCCCTGCGGGACGAGAAGACCCTGGACAGCCTGCTTGACCGGCTGGAGCGCGGCTCCGGCTCTGTCACCCTCCAGGCGGACGCGGCCCCCCTGGAGCTGCTGCGCCGGATGCGCCCCGCCGTGGCGGCCATTCCGGACCGGGAGGCCCGGGCCCGCGTGGTGGACGCCCTGCTGGACGGTCTGGACGGGGGCGTGATGGACCAGCTCCAGACGGCGGCGGAGCAGAACGCCAAAAAGGCTCTGGACGCGGCGAAGCCCATGTCCTTCGAGGACCGCTGCCGGGAGGCGGAGGCGGCCTATGCCGCCCGGAATCCCCACAAGAAGAAGGAGGATTAAACCATGACCGGACTGAACCCTCAGAACATCGGCAAGACCATGAACCACGGCTATGCGGGCAGCTACGCCCGCCAGCCGGATATGATTGTCAACACCCACCCCGCCGGAGCGGAGATCGCCTTCGGCGCGGCCCTCAAGTACAACACCGCCGGGGCCGTTGTTCCCATGGGCGCGGGCGATACTGCCGCCGCGTTTGTGGGCGTGGCCGCCCGGGAGGTCAAGAGCGCGCTCAACTACCTGGAGCAGAATACCGGCTCCTACGCCGAGACCGAGGCCGTCCCTGTGTTCATGCGCGGCGCAATCAATGTCAAGTGCAATGCGGGCACCCCCGCCCTGGGCGGGGACGTGTACGTCCGGGTGACGGCCAGCGAGTCTGTGCCGGCGGGCGTTGTGGGCGGCTTCGAGGCCGTTGCGGACGCCACCGCCGCCAATACTGTCCTGCTGACCAACTGCCAGTGGGCGGGCCCCGCCGACGCCAATGGCATCGCGGAGCTCCGCATCCTGACCATGAATAAGGCGTAAGGAGGAAACGGAAATGAACAAATTTCAGAACGTGGGGACCTTCGACGCGGGTGTCATCCGTGCCCCCGGCGGCGGATCCGCGCCGGCGGGAGCCATGACCATGGACGCCGCCGGGATCGCCTCCGGCATGGCGTTCCTGACCAGCGAGCTGGAGAAGCGGGACCCCATCGTCCGCAAGCCTCTGACCAGCGTCACCTACCCCCGGGACATCGTGGTGAAAACCGGCGGCGGCTGGGTGGATTTTATCTCCGCCCAGTCCGTAGGCTACGGCCTCACCGGGGGCTCGGGCGACGGCCCTGTGCAGGCGGGAGGCTCCAACGGCCTGCCCATCGTTCAGGCCAACGTGGACAAGGGGTTATATAAGGCCCACGCCTTCGCCGCCGCGCTGCGGGTCATGTGGATCGATATGCAGAAGGCCAACTACATCGGACGGTCCCTGGACCAGCTGCTCCAGGACGGGATGCGCATGGCCTACGACAAGCATATGGACCAGAACGTGTATACCGGCATCGAGGAGTACGGCACCTACGGCCTGGTCAACAATCCCAACGTGACGGAGACTGCCGTCTCCGGTGGCGCGTGGTCCGCCAAGACCAAGGAGCAGATTCTGGCCGACATCAACAGCGCCATTACGGCGGTTTGGGAGGCGGCGGAGTACGACGAGGACGCCATGCCCAACCACATCCTGCTGCCCTACGCCCAGTACACCTAC